TTTTCGCTGTCGTTCATTTTCCAACCGTTTACGTAAACCTACATGGGATATATCTCTACCTGTATTCCGTGTTAGCCAATTAGCTACTTCACGATATGAATATTGTTTAAGATACTTTTGTGCTTGCTGAAGCATATCAAGTTCGTGCTCAATAGGTAAAAGCACATCTGGATCATCTGGGTCTATCTCATAGCCAAATGGAACAGTCCTAGATATACGGGGAATAGGAACCCATTCATTGTCTTCTTTTATGTCAGTCGGTTGGGGTAACTTCCATTGCTTTAATGTTTTAGTCATCTTCTTCCGTTTGCTTTGGTGGCATTAACATTACTCCACCCCTAGCTTCTACTTGCATTTTTTCTGTTTTAACTAGGCCAGTACGATCTAACAGTTCTTTAGCAGCTGACATCTTATCACGAATACCAAGCTCAGTAGGATCATACAAAGCACCTACCATAGCCATAGCAGCTTTAGGTGCGTTACGTGCCATATAAGTAGATGTGGCATCTAGTATTTCTTCTTTAAGAGAGTTAATAACTTCAGTAGATGAAGTAGCATCGGAATAACCTGCAAGTTTTTTTGCAGTAACAATGTCCCCACCCGCCTCATCAAATAAGACTTCAAGTAGTTTCTTTTGTTTTTCTGTTAGTGCTCGTGCCATAATAACTCTTTCTTTCAGGTATTGCAAGTATAAAGTTTGCTACCTATTACATTAATTCAAAATGAGGGCCATCAATAAAGGGTCTACGTCCTTGTGATCTACGTAAGTCTACGTATGCCATCATTGCGTCTTCAGCTGTACCTTCGTATGTACGAATGTCACCCTCTGACCAAGCTGCACCCCACTTGATTGCCACGCCAAGTTCTTTAGCTGCTTCTTTCATTGCGTCACAGAGATCATCATAGACATTCAGTTCCCATACGCCCTTACCATCTACGTAAGCCATAAGGTCTACTGCACGTCCATCTAAGTGTTTGGACTTCATAGTCTGGGACTTACCTGCAGCTACAAGTTTCTCTTGCTCTTCTACTGTGCGTAGACCGTAAATAACTCCGAAGTCTACCTTAGTAAGCTCAATAGCACGTTTAACTACAGCCACAAGACTTTCATCTACGCCTTCCATCTTAGCTAGGCTACGGTTAGATAATTTAAATGTCATATTACTTTCTACCTGTAAAGAATTTAGATACGGAACGCATACCAATGCTTGCACTTACGATACCACCCAGTGAGTACTGATACCACGTAGGCATAGACTCAAGGGATGCAAAACCAGCCTGTACAATTTGATTACCCCAGTCACCACAGAACGCTAGGATAAGAGGAATACTAAACAACAAAGTAATCCACTCGTCCTTCCAAGAGTTCTGAGTGCTGTTCATTGCAGCAATGTCCCAGTCAAGCTCACCTGTCGCTTGCTTAACTCTTATCTCTGCATTGGCTTTCTGTATTGCTACCTTACCGTCAAGATAAGACGAAGCAAGTCCACCTACTGCACCTATAATTTGACCTATCATTTGTTATAACTTTCTTCGTGCACTACACGTGTGGGTGTTACAGTAGTCTTAGACTCTTTGCCCATCCAGATGCCGAAACATCCTGTGAGAGCTCCCATACAGACCGATACAAGGCCAGACTGCGCTACGCTAGGGTCAGGCAAGGACATGAACCAATGTACTGCTTGATACGTGAGTACAGTGACTGCCAGCATCATTAGCCTTGGGAGTACTTTCCAATCATCTAATACGGTCTTAGCCATTACCACTTTCCTTGTTTTACACCTAAGAAGTACATTGCTATTATTAAAGCCCCTACACCTGCTAGTGCTACTGCAATACCAACAGCCCAGTTAATGCAGTTGTCTATGAACTCTTGTTTCTTATAGACTAGCTCACGTTGTTCTTTACGTTGCTGTGCTTCTATTCGTACTATCTCATCCCAAGCACTAGGACCATACGTCCAAGAGATGTGTGCTTTAAGTTCTTCTCTCATCTCTTTGAGCTTCTGCTTTTGTGACCATATCTCCAACGCATTAGATTGAGTGTCACTAAACATCTTGTACATAGGAGGGTTCTTAGCTTTTTCCTCCAAGAAGTCTAGGTCACTTACAGCTTTAGACCACTGAGATACTGCACCAGCCATAGAACTAATCTCACGGCCTACAGCTACAGCTTTCTTGATACCATTATAGGCTGTGGTAGCTGCAGCCATAGCTGTAAAAGGATCAATCATCTTACTTTGTCATGTCTCTGTGGTCACGGTTGATGTAACGTAACTCACTCTCCATAACTGCTACACGTTGCTTGAGTTTATTGATCTCATTGATAGCCATAGTCATAGAGGCAAGCTCATCCCATAGCTCTTCTATGTCACCCCATACGTACTGTATTTCTACACCATTACCTGCAACATCACGTTTAAGGTTAATGTTGTCCTCAATAGCCATACGTGAGCCAAGCTGACTAACAGTTTCCTCTAGGCTTGCAACGGTAGTTGCCTGTTGAGATACCCACCATACACCACCAGCAAGCTGTACAGCCATAGCCAGAACAAGGGCAATAGGAAGCTTTATGTTTTCCATGTCTTACTGGCCTTTATTACGTGCGCCTAAAACGTTTAGCCTTTTCAGCTGCCGCTTTAGGTTGTTTAGAAAATTGCTTACCCGCTTTAGTATCTTTTCTTTTTTTAGCCGTACTCGCTGAATACTCCTCACTAGACATAGCTTTAATTGCTTTAGCCGGGAGATAACGTTCACCAGTAGCCTTTGGGCCTTGTGTAGAAGGTTTACCACTTTTGGTTCTCCAATCCTGCTTTGTCCATTTGTTAAGACTCGTTTGCGATTTGGCGAGGGCCATTACTTATAACCCCCACCTTTTGCTTTGTATTGCTTTGCAACCATTTGTGCCTTCCTTGCGCTCCACTGTCCGGGCTTTCCACCTTTGCCGCCAGCTTTAACGGAGGCAACAAGACGCTTGCGCATAGTAGGCTTAGTATAATTACCTGCCGCATTAACCGTTGAAGATTTTTTGGGAGATTTCGCCACGAGATATTCCTATATCTTTTAGTTCTTTATCCGACATATTACGAAGCAACCAATAATCTGCACGGCGTTGTTGTGCTACTGCTACTGCTTCAAACCAATTAATTAACCATTTCATGTTTATAACTCCTTGTTTCATGAACATCATGTATACACGTTTGTATACACAGGAGTTATACCATATTTAGTTATACCACACTACAGACAATAATGCAACCCCGCTATGCACTAGTTAAAACGGGTAGCTTCAAAGTATTCTTCACTAGCTATTGTTACCGTAATGGAACTGTTTGCACTTGCTAACCCACGAATCAAATCATTTTTTTCAAGATACAAAGGGTATTCAGTTATTTGTAAGATAGAATTAGGAACCATAGTTACTGTTTCAGCAATAGTAAAATAAGTAGTACTTGAAGATTGATACCAATCTAAACTAAATGTAACAGAAGAGCTAGAAGCATTAGAAATTATTATGCTACTTACATCTGCATTAAATCTTTCAGGAACTGTATATACATCTTGATTAGATGTAGTTAAGCCTACTGAGAGGGTTCGTTTTTTGCGTGGTATCATGGTGCTGTATTCGCTATATAAATAATATCTAAACCTGCAGCAACTCTTAGGTCAGCATTAGAGCTAGTTGCTATAGCCCTTACCTCAATATCAGTCTTTTCAGGAAAAGGTATAGGACATTTATAGTTCTGTGTAACAGCTGCAGCAAATACATCAAACTTATCTGCTGTACGAAATACACCGTTTTCTCTACGTGCAATAACGTTTATAGTTGCAATCTTATTGTTTTGCTCTGTAAAGGCTGTAATCTTAGTATCTAATAAATAAGCTGTGTAACCTGCAGGTACAGTCCACAAAGCCATAAGCGTTTGGTTCTCACCGTTGTTAATCTGTGCGTATGTCGTACCGCCATTAGCTATAGTAGTATTTGCTGTTACAGCCTGTGAACCTGACACAAAGGCACGATAGACTCGTAAGAATGTTTGTGTAGTGGTAGCTGTACCAGTACTTGCTAGTGTGACTTCTTCTGATACTTCATTGTAGTTACTATCTAGTCCCTGTACCGTAATAGCTACACCATTGTCTGTAGCACCAGCACCGCTAGTTACTGTCATAGCTACAGCACTAGAAGGATAAACATAGACACCACCTGCATCCCATATAGTTTCACTTATGTTTTGTATTTCAGGATTGTGACCAAACTTAAATAAACGTTTGTGTCCATCTACAAGACCTCGTGAAACTTGTATGAAATAAGGATAGTCGCCAACGCCACCACCCATAGTCGTTACTTTAGGATACGAAGTAATAGACATTACTTTTTCAGTACTTTCTTGACTGTCTTA